CGTGAAACAAAACTTATGATGCTTGAGGACGCAACGTCCGAACTGCAAACTCATAAGTTGCAAGGCTACTGCCAAGCACTTCGAGACTTAATTGAATTGTGTTCTCGTAGGTAGAACACACCATCACCCAGGTCATCTGGGTTTCTTTAATTTATGCCGAGAATACCGGAACGTAGGCAGGGAACACCTTATGGCTCTCTTGCGCGAAGGATGGCTCACGGAGTAAATATGGCTAGGACGAATAAATCAGTAGAGAAGCAAGCGCAACTTGCAGAACAGATGTACAACAAGATTTACGGGAAAACCGAAGAGACGGCTCCCGCTCCAGAAGAGCAGCCCAAAGTTGAAGAGGTTGCTCAACAGTCAGAGGAAGTAGAGCAGAACGCTGAGAGCGCCGCTCCAGAACCACAACCCGTTGAAGTGCAAGAAGTTGCTGATCAACCAGTTGAGGTTAAGGAAAACGATGCACAACAGGTAAAGCCTAAGTTTCCTGACGCCGACCCCAACGATCCTAGTTGGGAGCAGAAGTACAAGGTTATTGCTAACAAGTACTCGGCTGAAGTACCACGGTACGCAGCAGAGATTCGGTCGCTCAAAGCAGAGATCGATGAGCTTAAGCAAAGTCTTGATAAATCTTCTGAGGCTCCTAAAGCCGAACCCAAGTCCAGTGTAAAACCGGAGGAGGTCGAGGAATACGGAGAGAAGTTTGTTGACTTTGTTAAACGTGCTGCATCTGATGCAGTGCCTTCAGACGTTAATGAACTTAAGACTTCGGTAGAAGAGATGCGTCGTGAACAGCAAGTGCTGGCACGTAAGCGCTTCTTTGGAGAGCTTGTTGAACTGTCGCCCCAATGGGAACAACTTAATGAGGACAAAGCGTTCCTCGGTTGGCTTGGGGAAATTGATCCGTTCTCGGGTCAGCAAAGGCAAGTCATCTTTGATGATGCCTACAGCAAGTTAGACGCATGGCGAGTCGCCAACTTCTTTAATGGTTATTCGGAGAGTCAAAAGGCAACTGAGCCTCCCCCTCCAAAACCGAGCTTGGACAGTCAGATTACGCCGAAGGTAACGGCCAGGACGACTGCTCCACCAGCGAAGAAGGTTTATTCGACAACCGACGTTGCTCGTTTTTATGACGACATGCGTAGGGGTAAATATTCCACTGAGGAGGCGGCGAGGATTGAATCCGACATTTTTGCCGCTCAAGCTGAAGGACGTTTCCGTTAACAACAGTAAGGGCGGCGAGACATTCATGAAAGGAAATCAAAATGTCTCTATCCGTAACCTCTGGCTACTACACCGCTGGTAGCACTACCGACGCTTACACTGGCAAGTTCATCCCCGAAATTTGGTCGGGCAAACTCCAGGTTAAGTTTTATCAAACCACTGTTCTGTCTGAGATCACCAACAACGATTGGGAAGGTGAGATCAAGGACCAGGGCGACAAGGTCGAGATCCGTACTGTACCCACGATCACGATTAACAACTACACCAAAGGTATGACCCTGGCTTCCCAGGTTCCTACTACGGACGTTGTTGAGTTGTCGATTGACAAGGGCAAGTACTTCCAGACCGTTGTTGATGATGTGGATGACGTTCAGTCAGACCTCAAGCTGATGGACATCTTCACTAACGACGCTTCACAGCAAATGAAGATTGCTATCGATACGGACGTTCTGTCTGGACTCGTAGGCGCTTCTGCCGCTGCTAACGAAGGTGCAACTGCTGGCGCTATCTCTGGCGACCTTGACCTCGGTGTTTCTACCGGCGCTTCAAAGGCTGCTGTTAAGGTAACAAGCACCAATGTGATCGACAAGATCATCACCATGGGCCAAGCTCTTGACGAGCAGAACGCTCCTGAAGATGGTCGTTGGTTGGTCATCCCCGCATGGCTTGCTGCCAAGATCAAGACGTCTGATCTTAAGGACGCTTCGATCACTGGCGACAGCATGACCCCCCTTCGTAACGGTCGCCTTGGCATGATTGACCGCTTTACGCTTTATGTCAGCAACCTTCTCCCCAGCCAGACAAGTATTACTGGTGAAGGCGCTGACTCCAGCGTTAAGGCTTTCTCATGCTTTGCTGGTACTCGTGACGCGATTACCTTTGCCTCGCAGATTACCCGCATGGAAAGTCTGCGCAGCCAAACCACGTTCGGCAACCTCGTTCGTGGCTTGAATGTTTATGGCTACAAGGTCATCAAGC